ATCTTCGGTTCGAGCCGCAGCGAGGGGACGTTGCCGACGTGGCGTTCGGTCCCGCCGGTCGGCGTGAAATACACGTCCCCCGCCCCGAAGTAGTAATTGAGCGGCGACGGCGATGTGGCCATGGCGATGTTTCTCCTGTGGTCTTGCGTTGATGCAATCCGCGAGCCCGCAGATCAGAGCTCGCTCGGGTCGAGCACGTAAGAGATGCGGAAGCGCGGGATCATGTTGCCGATGACGGCGCGGCCTTCCATGAGTCCGGGCGCGCAGCCGAGATAGCGCACGGCACCGGACGAGCGCCCGCCGCCTTCACCGGCCAATGTCGCAAGCGTCGTATCGGACAATACGGCGCGAATCAGCGCGGCGCGCAGGGCATTGAGCGCGCCGCCGACGTCGGGCGTGCGCTCGGAGACCCACAGGCTCACCAGCGGCGTCATATGCACCCGCATGGACGCAAGCGCCGGCACGTTGCGGCGCAGATGATCGTCGTCGACCTCCTCCTCGCCGTCGAGCACGATCGCGGCCGGCAACTGCTCCTCGGCGATGTTGATGTCGTTGCGCGCCGCATAGGCGATGCCGTCGAGGCTACCGGCAATAGCGAGCAGGCGGACGAGAATTGCCTCGCGCGTGTCGGTCATGGCGCCTCAAGGAACATGAGCACCTCGCCGTCGGCCGCGCCGTTGTGCGTGGGCCGCGATTGGGTGGCATGCACCAGCCAGTCCCTGCCGTTGATGGTGATGGTGCCGCCGCGCAGCGCCTCCGCTGCAAGCCCGTTGGCGGCAAGTTCGCTTGCGCGCACGCTTGCCGCAGGCTTGAGCGTCTGCAGCGCGCCGTCGCCTTCGCGCCATTCGACCGCGACGCCCGCGGTCTGATCGATGACGCGCAACTGGTAAAGCTCGGCGCCGAGCTCGAGCTGCGCGCCAACGCCAAAGGCGCGGTACAGCGGCTCAAGCAGAAGCGGATCGAAGGCAATCATTATGACATATCGAGCGTGTTCGGCCCAAGCCGCACGCGCACCGTCGCCGTGCCTGGGGCGACCTCCTCAACCGCAACTCCGATGTTGAGCGTGCCTTCGGAAGCGCAGAAGCGATTGACCGGGTCCCAAAAAACGTTTTCTCCGACCGAAAACGCATTGTTGGTGTTCTTCGGCAGGTCGAACACGCCGGCGGTCTTGATCGGAACGCTCTCCCCTTGCACCGCGTCCGTCACGGCGACGCCGAACAATGCGCCGATGCGGACGCCGTTGCCGGAGGTCACGTCATAGGGGGCGGGCACGTTTACCGTATCTCCCGCTTGCACGAAATTTCTCATTTCCGCGTCTCCTTTTTATGTTCCGAAAAAAGCGGGGCGCCCGCGAAGGCGCCCCATGAGGATCAAGCCCCGCTCAAGGCATCGCGGGGCTTGAGGGACGATCAGTCTTGGCTCCGCAACAGGCCGCGCCAATCAAGCGCCTTGGCGGCGAAATCGTGGCGCACCTTGAACTCGACGCCGTCAACCTCGAAGCCGGCGCGCTGATCGACGAAGGGCTCGGTCTGGCCTTCGAGCCGCGCGTATTCGATGGTGTCCACCAAATTGGGGTCGGCGGCGAGCCACCATGCTCCGAACCCGAACAGGCGCGGCTCCTCGATGATCTGCAACGCGCCGGCGAACGGATTGACGTCGTCCGGCTTTGCCGGGGTGGTCTGCGCCATGAGCTTGCGCGCTTCGATGGCGCGTGGGCCCGGCGGCACCAGGATGAACCGCGGCCTCGCATCGATGTACTCCTCGCCGCCGAGGTCCTTCTGCTGCGACATCTTTTCCCAGGCTTCGGCGAGCGCCGCCTCGGTGATTTGGTTGGAGCCGGTCTGATTGCCGTGCTCTGGGCTGAACAGATTGAATCCGTCCGCCATGGCAGGATTCGAGGTCAGCTCGTTATCGACCAGCGCCGATTCAAGATCGGCCGCCCTCTGGCCTGCGGTGCCGAGCGCGCGATCGAAGGCGCGCAGATCGTCGTTGATGATCGCCTGGCGGGTGAGCGCGACGATGCGGCCATAAGTTGCGAGCTTGTAGGTCTCGCGGCCTTCCGCGATGGTGCCGTAGGAGAATTCGGCGCCTTCCATGACCGGTTTCAGCGCGGGGAAGTTGCCGACCTGCGTCGGATACATCGGCTTGAAATCGGTCGCCGTGACCCCGCGCGTCCAGGCCTCGAACGTGCGCGGCGTCGAGGCATAGGCCTGCCGCAGCCGCTTGCCCGCCACCGCCGCGAGAATGAGCGGGAAATCCGACGACGACTGATAGCCCACGCCGCGCGTCGCCATGTAGGCGACCTCGTTTGCGGTCATGCCGCGCGTACGGCTTCCCGCCGCCTCAAGGCAATCGCGCGCGACGTCGATCAGCGACATGCCGCGATAGTCCTTGGCGCGGTCGGTGAGCGGAAACGCCGTCGGCGCCGCGCGATGCAGGATGGCCTCGGCGAGCGCCCCGCGCCGCGTCACGGTGGCATCAAGCCCGCCGGCCGGCATGGAGATCTGCGTATGGCCAATGCCGCGTTCCGTGCGCTCGGCAAGCTTGTCGAGCACGGCGGAACGGGCCTCGGGCACTTCCACCCCGCGAGCGATGAGGTCATCGACGAATTCGCGTTCAAGATGAAAATGCTCGCCGAGCTTCTGAATGGCGGCAATGCGCTCACGCTCGGCGCGGCGTACCTCCGCCGCGTTCAGCGGTTGCGTTTGCGGCGCGAGCGGGGCCTCGCCGGCGCTGTCCGCGCGAACGTCGGCCACCGCCTCGATGTTGTCGCCTCCTTCGCCGGCGACGGGCGTCTGCGTGTTCAGCATTTCGGACCTCTCAAGTTGCGCCGCCGGCATGGCGGCAGGATCGTCGTCCCGGACCACGAGGCATGGCGCAAGCGTCGAATCGTTGCGGATGCGCGCTCCCGGGTCCGCCGCGACGGGCACGGCGGAGATTTCCAACGGCTCCCAATCGACGGCGCGCCAGAGTTCCGGCGCTCCATCCCGCTGCTCGACCTCATACCTGTGCACGCGGTAGCCGACCGAGACGTTGCGGATGATGCCGGTCGCGACGTCGCGCCAGATCGATTCCACCTCTGCGCGCTCGCTGAACCGCACCGTGGCGACCCCGCGGCCGTTCTCGATGCGCGCCGAGCCTTCGACCACCACGCCGATGACGCCGCCGAGATCGAAGGCGTTGTGCGCGTTCAAAAACGGAGCTCCGCCGTTGAGCCGTTCGAGCCGCACCGCGGCAGGATCGACGACCAATTCTTCGTCGATATCGTCGTCGAACAGGCGCCGGCGCCGCACCCGCGCGCCGGTGGTCCAAATCACCTCAACCGTGCGCTTCTCTTGATCTGCCGTTTGCGCGCGCAATTCGGCGTCGCGCACGAGCAGCGGCAGCATCAGGTTTTCGGCCATTCGCGTCCTCTTCATCTGCTGCGCCGACAGGCTTCTGCATCAATCCCTGCTGCGTGACCTTGCGCGGATCGGAATCGAGCACGACGCCGAGCCGGTCGAGATCGGCATTGGTGCGGGCGATCTCCTCAAGCATCGCGTCAGGGTTCCAGCCGCGCTGGGCGATGGCCTGCCGCAGCGTCTTGGTGCCCATGCGGATTTCCATCAGATCGGCGGTCGCGTCCTTCTGCGGATCGACCGCCTCGAATCCGTCAGGCTGCCATTCCACCGCCGCAGTCGGCTCCGGGAGCAATCCCGCGGCCCAGGCGGATTCGATGAACCAATCCCACACCGGCTGGCAGAACACCGGGATCACCAATTGCCACTGGATCGCGCCGACGAGCCGGCGGAACTCGACCAGCCCGGCGCGGATCGAGGAGTAGTTGACCTGGCTTAAGTCGCCGGTGAGCAATTCGTAGGGGATGCACCAGCCGGCGGCGATGATGTGCAATTGCGCGCGCAGCCATTCGCTCACCCCCGCGACCGCCGCCGGTTGATTGAACTCGATGTCTTTCGCCCCCCGCGCATAGGCGATGAGGCCCGGCTCGAACTGCTCGACCACCTTGCCCGCGGAATCGACCACCGAGGGCGCAATTCCCTGCTCGGCGTCGTCGGCGGCGGTGACGATGCCGACGAGGCAGGCTTCGGTCTTCTTGCGGACGAGCTCCGCGTTGGTCCAGTCATCGAGATCGCGCAGCGCGCGGATCACCGGCGCGCCCCAGGGCACGCCGCGCTGCTGCACGCGGTCGCGCCGGAACAGATGAATCACGTCGCCGGCCGGCACGCGCAACGAGGCGCGGGACGCGCTCAAGGCCGCGCCGATGTCGCCCGGGTGATCGGGGAACAGCCAATAGGCCGCGCGGCGTCCGATCGCGTCGTACTCGATACCGCGAACGGTGCGGCCGCCCTCGCGACGCACGGGATCAGTGCGCGATTCGTCGAGATGATCCGCCTCCAGCGCCTGCAATTGCAGCGGCACGACCAGCCCGTCCTCGGCCCGCCGCATGCGCCGGCGGGCGAAACATTCGCCCGCCTCCACCATCTCGCGCACGGCAAGCGCGGTGAGCGCATTGAAATCGCCGCGGCCGTCGGCGTCGCATTGCGCGGACCAGCGTCTCCACAACTCGTCGATCCGCCGATTGAGCGCCGCATCGCCCGTCGCGGCATAGGGCGTGAACCCGTCGCCGACGATGTTGTTGACCCAGGCCGCAACCGCCTTCGCCGCATGCGGGTTGTTGCGCACGAGATCGCGCATGCGATTGCGCAAGATTGCGCCGGCGTTCGCAATCTCGGCATCCGCCGATGTGCCGCCGGCGCGCCAGCCTTCGGTGCGCCGGCCGAGCGCGGCGCCGTCATAGGCGCGGCGCGACAAATTCTCGAAGGCAAGCCGCGCGGCAAAACGGCGGACGGCGGCGCGCGGCGCCAGCTTGGCAATGGCGCGATCGAACAGCGTCGGCGCGACGGCCAGGACAGAAGCGGAGGATTTCATCGGTCGCCCCGGCCGAAGGCCGCATAGCCGGCGACCGGCCGCGGCTTGCCTTGTGCCGCGGCGATCGCGCTCTCGATCGTGTCGATGCGCCGCTTCAGATCCGCCTCGGAGCCGTATTCCACCGTCTTGCCGTCGTAACTCACGCGCAGCGTGCCGCTCGCATAAGCGCGGCGCAGCGCATCGAGCTCTGATTGCGTCCAGCTCACCTCAGCCAACCTCCGTTGCGGCCGCCGAGCCACTCGGAACGGCGTTTCTCGCCCTTCGGCGCGGCGCTGCGGATCTGCCCCGCCGGCCGCGCTTCCTTGGCGCAAGCCGCCACCCGGACCTGCTGCTCAAGCGATTTCCATTTCTCCTCGGGCCAGCGGTCGAGGCCTAACAGCCACGCGGCCGCGCGCGCATAGACACGGCAATCGAGCGCCTCGTTGCGTTCGCGAACCTGCCGCCATTCCATGCGCGTAAATCCGCGCCGGTCCCGCACCGCGGTCAGCTGCTCGGCCGTAAGCTGCTTCACCCATTCGGCGGTGACGCCGTGCGCTATGTGAATGAAGCCTTCGGGAAAGGCGGCGCCGGCGGCCAACTCCTCCGCTGTCGGCCGCGGGAGGCGCAGGAAGCGGTACGTCTCCGACTTGAAGACCGCGCCGCAGACCTTCCAGAGCTTCAATCCGCGCCGGTATTTCCGCCCGGCCTCGGTCACGTCGACATAGGACGGACCGTCAACCGGCGCGCTGCGATCGAAACCCTCAACAC